CGACGTTGACACTGATGCAGAGGATCACGCAGGGGACGCGACAAGATACCGCTTGCGGTATGAGGTCCGAACCCTTAAAACTGGCCGCACTCTTGTGTAAGGATCACAGCCATGGCCTATTCGCCTAAGTCAACTGGAAAGGCCGCAGAGCGAACGAAATCAAACGGGACGCCACTCCCGAAGAGCTTCGGAAACTGGCTGACTTCTATGATAGGAGGCTACCTTGAGTTTAGACGATAAGCATCCCGAATATATAAATCGGCTCGGCGAGTGGATACAAATGCGCGACACCTACGCGGGAGAACGCGAAGTGAAACGCAAGCGCGTTGACTATTTGCCGCCGACCGCTGCCATGCTCCAAGACGGCATGACAACTCCGCAATCGAATGGCTGGCAGGATTATGAAGCCTATCTGACGCGCGCCATCTTTCACGATGTCGTGCGCGACGCTGTGAAAGCGATGGTAGGAATAATGCACATGAAGCCCGCTGTCATCACGCTCCCAAAAAAGATGGAGCCGATGATGGACAACTGCACGACGCAGGGAGAAGGCTTGCAGATGCTCTTGCGCAGGATCAATGAAGCGCAGCTTACCTCAGGACGTTGTGGCTTGCTCGCCGACGCTCCGACTGGCGTCGATGTCGATAAGGCAATCCCCTACATCGCGTTCTATGAGCCCGAGCGCATCATCAACTGGGACGCGGGCCGCCGCGACGAAGGACGCGACGAGCTTGAACTCGTTGTGCTCGACGAGAGTGGCCTACAGCGCCAAGGCTTCACTTGGAAAACTGAGCGCAAGCATCGCGTTCTTATGCGCGGTGTGCCGGACAGTTTGCTCAGCGGATGGGATCGTCCGCTTCCCGACGACCCGTATGTCATCGCCGTGAAGGTCAACGACTTGTCGATGCCGATGGGTAATGATTTTATCACGCCGTCAATCGCGGGCCGCCCCCTGACCAAAATTCCTTTCGTCTTCGTCGGCTGCAATGATCTCGTACCCGAACCGGAAGTCCCCCCGCTTCTCGGATTGAGCAATCTTGCGCTCGCAATCTATCGCGGCGAGGCCGACTATCGTCAAACGCTCTTTATGCAAGGGCAGCAAACGCTAGTCATCATCGGCGCAAACGCTTCCGACAGCGACACGCAAGTGCGTATCGGCAACAAGGGCCTGATTGACTTGAAGGTCGGCGGCGACGCAAAGTACGTTGGCGTCTCGGCCTCCGGCCTCGGCGAAATGCGTCAGTCGGTCGGCAAAGATAAAGCCGACGCGGCGGCAGTGGGCATCGCCTTTCTTGATATCGGGAACGCGCGCGGAGAAAGCGGCGAAGCGTTGCGCATCCGCGTCGCGGCCCGAACAACTACAATTTCCGCCGTCGCGCAGACGGGCGGCAACGCGCTCGAACAAGTCTTGAAGCATTGCGCGGAGTGGATGGGTGAAGACCCCAACGAAGTGAAGGTCGAGCCGACCACAAACTTCGCCGATCAGAACGTCGCGGGCGCAAGCTTGCTGGCCTTCATGCAGGCGAAACAACTCGGGCTTCCGCTCGCGTTGCAATCAATCCACCGCTCCATGCGGCTGAACGATCTCACCGAAATGACATTCGAGGAAGAGAACGCGCAGATGGAAGAGGAAGCGGCGGCGGCGATAAGTGCCATGATCGCGATGCAAGGTACTGTGACCGACGCAAGCTTCCTCGACACCGAAGCGGCTGGCGACGCGGGCGACGACGATGGTGGCACCGCAAAGCCCGCGCTTACTGCTCCGGTTATTCCGCCAGCGGGCAATATCTCGCCCGTCGGCGCAACTCCGCAAAATGTCCCCGTGACGCCGCACACTCGCGGCTCACCTGTACCGCTCAAGCTCAAGGTCGGCAAAAAGGGCGCGTCAGCAGGAAAGTAAGCGACTATGGCGTTTGATCCAGACGAACCGCGCGACGAGCACGGGCGATGGGGCTCGGGCGGCGGAGCAGCGACGCCAGAAGAGGCGAACGCGCAAGCTGTGCGCGTCGCCGCTGGCGCAAAGCCGCTTGAAGGCTTGCCGCAGAAGCCCATTCAACTCGGAGATAAGTTCTACACGCCGGGCCCCATTGGCTATCTGAGAGACGCAGCGACGGCCTACATGAAAAGCGCCGGGCTGCCTTATACTCCCGTGACAGACTATCATAAGCTCGACGAGGGGCAGGCCGCCCGTATCGCGAAAGCATACGACGAAATGAAACACGATCCGAACGATCCAGCAGTCAAAGCATCTTACGCCGCACTCACAAAAGAAGTGATTGGGCAATACAAGGCGCTCACAGACAGCGGTGTGAAGGTGGAATGGATCAAGCCCGGGCAGGCTGACCCCTATGCCAAGAGCCCGCGCATGGCCGCAATGGACGTGAGCGAACATAAGCACTGGTACGGTTTCCCGACTGACCAGGGCTACGGCACGAACGACAAAACAAGCCACACCGATAATCCTATGCTACAGCCCTCGGGGATAAAAATCGACGGGCGCGACACCGTTGTGAACGATGTTTTCCGCGTCGTGCATGATATGTATGGGCACATGAAAGAAGGAAACGGTTTTCGCGCTGGCGGCGAGGATAACGCATGGCGGTCTCACGCTGCAATGTTTTCGGCGGCAGCGCTCCCGGCCATGACCGCAGAAACACGCGGTCAAAATTCGTGGGTCAACTACGGTCCGCACGGAGAGACTAACCGCAAGGCGAGCGCAGGCGACACGATCTATGCTCCGCAGAAAATCGGCATTATGCCGAAGTGGACACAAGACCGATGACACATGAACACGACGCAGAGGCGTGGGATAAACATCGGGCGAAGCATCGCCCGAAAGCTCCCGCTGTGCGGAAGCGGCGCGCGACCTCCCGCGTCCGCGTGTGGAACACGGCCATCGCGATCATTGATAAATCCGAACCGGAAGTTCGCGATATGATTGAGCGCGGCCTCGTCGGTGTCGTCGCGCTCGAACACGTTCGCTATCACGACGCCATGAAACAAGTCGATAATGTCGTCGCGCAAGTCGCGGCCATTCGCGAGCGAGCGATCAAGAAAGCGTTTCGGTTGATCCGAGACGGCGGTGGCGTCGATGGCTGACTGGGATGAAAGCCTACATCCGCGCGACAAGGGCGGAAAGTTCGGCTCCAAGGGCGGCCACGACGCGCAGATCGCGAGCGCGCAGCCGACTGGCAAAGTCGATAAGCAGGATGTCGAAGTCACGTCCGACTTCAAGCAGCCGAGCGTCGAGAGCATGACCGGCGCGAACGATCCGCGCGTCGCGTCTGACCCAAAGCTCGCGGCGACATACAATGAAGCGTTCGAACACAACGTGGGCCTCTTCAAAGAGGCGGCGATCTATCCGAACTTCAGAGGGAAAGACTTCGTGGGGAAGTCGCTCAAAGAACAGGCGCAAATGGTCGTTGAGCACATGGCGAGCAACTTGCAATACTTCTATGAGCACACGACTGACGCCGTTCGCGAGCGCGGGAAAGTTTGGTATGACGGCGCGCACAAAATCGCGGAACAATTATCGACTGAGCACGGAATGGCAATGCCGAGCGCGGCTGGTGTGATCGCGTGTCTCTCGCCGGGCAAAGACTGGAACCAAAACGTCGAGCTTGCGCGGCGCGTTTCCGATATTTACACAAGTCAGCAAGCTCACCCGTTCGACGAGAAAATGACGGCCATCGTCAAAGACGTGTGGGATACAAAATACATCAACAAAGTCGAGGTCACTCCCGAGCGGCTGAAAAATAAAGAGTTCAAAGCGTCCTATGACGAGAAGCAAGCGAGCAAGGCTGTCTTAATTGCGTCCATCAGCGGCAAAACTCTCGGCGACCTAAAAGGAAATCCACTCGCGCAGGCCGCGTGGATTAAAACTTACGATGTCGCGCACAGTCCGCAGAACTTTCACATTTTCCAGCCGGACGGCTCACTCGGTCCTATCGCACACAACCTCGACGGGAAAAAAGAAAGCACACTCGTTTGGCAATCGAACGCGCTCGTCGCCAATGCCGTGCGCTGTATCGAGGCGAAGGGAGACCGCGACAAAATCTCGCCGAACGTCGGGGATGCCCACAAAGTCCGCTCATTCTACAATAATATCTTAGACCCTCGTTCACCAAACGGCGACAATACTATTGACACGCACACGGTAGGTGCTGCATTATTCCGCTCTTTAGGACAGACCTCGGTTCCGGTTAACCAAAACTTCGGCAATTCAACACCGGGCAGCGGAAACGCCATGGGGTCTGTCAAAACAGGACTGAGCGGAACTTATGGGCTCTACGCGGACGCGACCCGACTGGCGACGGAAAGAATTGGCGGCGGCATCCTTCCGCAGCAAGTGCAGGCCGTTGTCTGGGAAGCAAAGAAAGCGACGCTCGGCGAGACCTCGAAAAAAGCCGACGCCGAAATCAATCAAGTGTGGGCCGACTACCACGCGGGAAAGATTGGCACACAGCGCGAAGCGCAAGACAAACTTTGGAGTATCGCGACAAAAGACGTGGCCGCGAGAGATCGAGGCCGCGTTGATGATGCAAATAAAAAGGCGGCGAAAGTCGCGGCGAAAACTGAGAAGGCAACACGGGCACCGAAATTGATATGACACAGCAAACCGACACCATCGTCGAATTTATGAAAGAGCACGACATTCCGCTCACGCGCAATGCGTACATGTCGCTTGCGTATCCCGAGGGCGACCCTGACGAGTGGAGCGCCGAGCAAGAGGCGATGCTCCCGTCTGAAATTCAGCAGGACGTTTCCGCGATCAAACAAATTCGAGGTATGACCGTCGCCGAGTGGGCACACCACTTCGCGCAGCTAGATCGCGCGCGCATTGACATGGCAATTCGTGGCGGACTGATCGCGGGCCTCGACAATACCGAAATCGCTCGCAAAGTCGTGGGCAGTATGGAATTGAACGGCAGCGACGGAGTGACCGAAATCACTCGACAGGGCATCGCGCGTCTGGGACAGGTCGCGATCACGTCGAGCAAGAAATAAAGTTTTAGGACGCATGAGCGTCGCCTGTAAGCATGTGCTTGTGGGAAAAGTGAAGGAAGTCTCCAATGGAAAAGCTCAAAACGCTATACGACAAGGCCGAGGAAATTCCCGTAGGCTTTGAAGAGTTGTATGCCGAACGAAACGGCAAGATGGAATTGGTCAACATCCTCGGCGTGAAGACCGAGGCCGATGTGAACCGCGTGAACGAGGCGCTAAAGAAAGAGCGTGTCGATCACCGCGCGTCGAAAGGCGAACTCGCGAAGTTCGACGGCATCGACCCGGAATTGGTTCACGCCCAACTCGAAGAGTTGGAGACCACGAAGGCACAACTCGAAGCCTTCACGAAAGATGGAAAGATCGACGAGACGAAGCTCGAACCGATTATCAACTCGCGCGTGAAGGCCGCTCTCGGCCCGAGCGAGCGTGAGAAGTTGGTTCTTGTGCGTTCGCTCGACGAGCAAAAGAAACTCACCGACATTGCGAACAAGGAACGCGATGACTTGAAGAGCACGGTCAAGCACTCTTCGGTCGAGCGCGCCATCCGCGACGCGGCGGTGCAACTCAAAATGGTCCCCACCGCAATCGACGACGCGGTGCTGACCGGAATGTCCATGCTCGACATCGCCGACGATGGCGCTATCGTAACGAAGGACTTGAAGGGGCTCACCCCCGGCATTGGTCCCGTGGACTGGCTCAAGGACATGCAGGACAAGCGTCCGCACTGGTGGCCTCAGTCGGTCGGCGGTGGCGCGGGCGGCGGGCGCGGTGGCAACACAGCGCGAGCCGATAACCCGTGGACGAAAGAGGGCTGGAACCTCACAAAGCAGGGTGCGGTCGTCATGGCTCAGGGTCTTGCCAAAGCGACGGCAATGGCCGAAAGCGTCGGCTCAAAGGTTGGCGCAACAGCACCAACGGCAGCCAAGTAGACTACCTCTTGCGGCATATGAGGCGGCCCGCTAATGTTGGGCCGCCTCATTTTCTTTTTGTGCCGGGAGAGCCCTATGGCGTTGTCCTATAATCCATGGTCGGCAGCGTCGTGGAATATCACCGAACAAGGAAAAGTTATTTCGCGATACGGGCTCGACGCAGCCGAGCGCGTCGCGGCTCTTGCGGGCGCGCGGGTTGGGGATACAAGGCCAGCGATTACTCCATTCCCTAGTCAAAAAACATACGTGATCCGAGGGAAGCCCGGGCCAGCCGGACCGGCAGGGCCAGCGGGCGCGGTCATTCCAATTGTGATCGACGGGGATTGAAATGATCTTAGATAGCATTACAAAATCAATTGCAGTTGTTCTTGTCGAGCCGATCTCGACGAGCGACCTTGATGTGACCGCAGCGTGGGCCGATAATCCTGGGACATTCAACACGGGATCGACGGGCGGCGTCTTTACGACGACATCGCTTTATGGCGATAGGTCGGGTGACACGACAACGAATGGAACCACTCCGGTAGAAATTGTTTCCGCCCCTGCGTCCGGCGTCAAGCGTCGTGTGAAACAACTTTCGATTTTCAATAACGACACGATCTCGCATGGCGTCATCGTGCAATACGTTGACACGGCTGTGGTCCGAATTATTTGGTCCGGTATCCTAGCGCCGGGGCAATTGCTCTACTACGGGGCGGAGACTTGGAACGACGGGATGATCGGCTCCAATGGCGCGTCTGGCGCAAGTGGCTCCCCGGGCGGAGCGACCGGAGCGACGGGTGTGACCGGCGCGACGGGTCTGACTGGCGCGACGGGCGTCACGGGCGCGACTGGTGTCACGGGCGCAGCAGGCGCGGTGGGCGCGACGGGCCCGGCTGGTGCGGACGGGGCAGCGGGTGCGGACGGGGCAGCGGGTGCGGCTGGCGCAGTTGGCGCGACTGGCGTCACGGGTGCGGCTGGCGCAGTTGGCGCGACTGGCGTCACGGGCGCGACTGGCGTCACGGGCGCGACTGGCGTCACGGGCGCGACAGGCCCGGCTGGTGCGGACGGCGCGGCTGGTGCGGACGGCGCGGCTGGCGCAGTTGGCGCGACTGGCGTCACGGGTGCGACTGGCCCGGCTGGCGCGACTGGCGTCACGGGCGCGACTGGCGTCACGGGCGCGACTGGCGTCACGGGCGCGACTGGCGTCACGGGCGCAACAGGTGTAACCGGAGCAACCGGAGCAACCGGGGCGACTGGCGTTGCCGCAGGTATCAAAATCACATTCAACGATGCACTAAGCGGCGACCCGGGAGCGGGTGAATTTCTTTTTGACAATGCGACGTTCGGGAGTGCGGCTCACTTCAATCTCTCAAACACAGATGGCAACGGCAACAGCACGACCGGCCTCACGACATTGTTAAGCTCGGGCGGAGTTGGCGCAACGGTCCTGATCTCTAATCCTGCGACTGGCGCGTATTTCCTTTTCACAACCGGGAGCTTTTTAGCTATCGGGTCCTATCACAGCTACAACATCACACCGATACACACGGCTGGCTCTATCGCGAATAGCGATGTGATGACCATGACTGTGACCGAAAACGGCGCGGTCGGCGCGACTGGCGTCACGGGCGCGACTGGCGTCAC